TCTTCCAGTTATTCGGAGTGTTCCTCTTTCTAATGTCCCTACTATGATTTCCTCACACACTCCATATAAACTCGCAGACATCATCAGAGATACTTGGCCCAACCTTTACAGACCGATGAAAATGCCTTATAATAATCAAAAGACTTCAAAAAATGAACAAGTATAATACCGAAGAATATTTTTCGGTGATTGATAAAAACACTGGTAGAAAAATTGTAGATTGTGCCGAGTGGTCAGATGCGATGATGATGCTCGACTTTGATCCACAGAATCGAACGATCACAAGGAATAAGTTTCTGATGGGACAGGTAATAGATATAGAAATGCCGAAAGCACTTCCTACTACTGAGATAGTGCAAGGTGGTATTGGTAGTTCTTCGGAAATTCCAATTTCAACTGGTGCTAATGGACCTGGATCATTGCCGCAAATCAAACTTCCACAGAGTGAAGATATTCCTTTCAAAGTATAAACCACAAAATAAACTATTATGAATGATAATATTACAGTATTCTTTTTAACCAATCAAAAAGAAGACATTTGGGAAACTGATTTTATTCTAAAAACATTACTTCCAAAAAATCAGAAGCAAACAATTAAATATTTTAATGGTGATAATATTTCTGATTCTTGTGATGTTTTTGTTTATAATTCCCGACTTCATACATTTGAAAAAATACTGGAGATTGTAGAAAGAATTCATCCTAAGATTATCATTCATTTGTCTGATGAGTTTAATTTTGAAAATAAGAATCAATACAATCAACTTGGAAATCATTGTGAGTTATTCCTAAGAGAATATCATCATGATGGATATGAGTACACTGAAAATACAATTCATATTCCTTTGGGATATTGTAATGATGCAGATTTAGAAGGTAAGTATATTCCAACGATTGAAGAAAGAACATATAATTGGGCATTCATTGGCGACATGAAAAGTGATCGCTGGGAAATGTTGGAGCAGTTTTCTAAAATTGATCGCAACTTCACAGGAACTCAGGTATCAAAATCTGATATGATGAATGCGTATATCAATTCAGTTTTTGTTCCTTGTGGAAGAGGTAACTCAACATTAGATTGTTTCCGTCTTTATGAAGCTTCTATGGCTGGAGCAATTCCTGTTGTGGTTGGTAGTCGGGAAGAGATTGATTGTACATTTAAATATGAAGAAAATCCACCTTGGATTTTTGCCGAAACCTGGGAGGCAGCATCAAATTATTGTAAAGAACTTTTGAATGATTATGAAGCATTGCAAAAAATGCAAGATAATCTATTGTATTGGTGGAGAACAAGAATTCATAAAATTAAAAGTCAACTTAAAAAAGTTTTGATTTCTAAAACTCTTCCAATCAAAGTAGTTCAGGTCGGAACAAATAGAGGATATGATGATCTATCTCGTCATTTAATTGCAAACTATGATAGTTTGGAGTTTGCATTGTTTGTGGAGCCAAATCAATTACATCTTCAAGACATAAGAAATTGCTATCAAAAATTTGATAATGCAATTATTGAAAATGTTGCGATCAAAACAGTATTGGATCCAAATAAAGAAATGACGATTTATTATCATTTGGATGATGCTCCTGAATATCAGATTGCATCTACTGATTTGAATCATATTCTAAAGCATGGACATCTTCATCATGAAGAAGATAAAATAAAAAGTTTCACAGTTCCATGTCTGACTCTTCATGAACTGTTTGAAAAATATGATATCACGGAATTGGATTGGTTGTTGCTGGATATTGAAGGACTTGATGCTGAAATTCTATTAACAACTGATTGGAAACCTTATAAAATTCGTAGAATTGAATTTGAACAATTGCACTTGGGTGAGTATAAGAGTGCAGTTTATAATATGTTTATTGGACTTGGATACAAGCAAGTCAATTCACTTCATGAATATGACTGGGCATTTGAAAATGATAATGCAGATTTTAAAGATATCAATCAGAAACTTGAAGATTTTCCTCCCGTACACTTTATCAGCATTGAAGAATCGGAAGATAGAAGAAAATCTTTGTATGAAAAATTCAAAAACTATGGAATTACTAATGCAGCTCCTCACATCTTTCGACGATATAAGGATGAGGATCATGTTGTTTATGGAGAATATCTGTATCGTTGGACTGGTATAGGTAGAGGACCTACAACATCACACCTGAAGGCAATTAAGGAATGGTATAATAATACCGATGAAGAGTATGCATTTTTCTGTGAAGATGATCTAAGTTTTGATACTGTTAAGTACTGGAACTTTACCTGGAAAGAATTTTTTAGTTCTCTTCCTTCTGATTGGGAATGCATTCAACTCTCTTGGATCAAAGAAGATTTCTATAGATTTTTGGTAGAACTTCGTTCTCGTTGTTGGTGTGATTGGTCTGCAACAGCATATTTGATTTCTAGAAAGTTTGCTAAAAAATTAATTGATAATTATCATTATGATGATGCATTCCATTTGGATTTGAAAGGTGATGATGTAATTCATCGGGAAGAATGGGCAAAAATTCCTGTAGTGGAAACAATTATTTTTTCAGCCCTTGGTAAAGTTTATGGATTCCCAATGTTTATTGAAGATCTTCAATTCCAATCTACAATTGGAACAGATTTTTCTGAAGGAAGTTTTCAAAAGCATTCTCATGCAAATACAATTGAATGGTGGAAACATACTGGACAATTCTTAACTTTGGATAAAATTATAAAAAATGAACGTTAATCTTATTATTGTTGATAATTTTTATGATGATCCATATTCCATCAGAAATTATGCATTGTCTCAAGAATTTAATGTAAAAGGAAATTATCCAGGAGTTAGAACTTCTCCATGTCTTACTGATACTATTAAGAATGCAGTAAATGATTTAGTTGCTTATCCTGGAGGAGGAGTTACTGACTGGTTAAATGGTTCCAATTCAGTTGGATATACTGGATCTTTTCAACTGTGTACTTCAAAGGATAAAACGTGGATTCATTCGGATCATAATAATATGTGGGCTGGTGTTTGTTATTTGACTCCAGATGCTCCTATTAATGCAGGAACTGCAATATATCGATATAAAGAAACTGGAGAAATGGTATATAATGGAATTGATTATGGATTTGATGGTTATGATATTACTAAGTGGGAACTTGTAGATAAAATAAGTAATATTTTTAATAGGCTTATTTTATACCGAGCAAATCTTTTCCATTCAGCTATAGATTATTTTGGAGATACGCCTAATGATGGGAGGTTATTCCAAACATTTTTCTTTAATACTAGATACTGAAAAATAGAAATAAATAATCATAAGTTGCAAATACTTATGGTTCCTCTACACTCGTTTAAGGACTATCTGTTTAATCTAGAGACGACAAGTAAAGCAGAAGCAAAACGAATGTGGAGAAGGAATATAAAAGAACAATGGGAAAACAAGTGTGCCTATTGTGAGTCAGAAGAAAATATCACCCTAGATCACATTACTCCTCAGTGTAAGGGTGGTTTAGATATTAAGACGAATGTAGTTGCCTGTTGCCATTCTTGCAATCAATCCAAGGGGCATACACCTTGGGAGCAATGGTATTATAATCAGTGTTTCTTTTCCGAAGAGAACTATAATAAGATAAAGGAATGGATGAAACCAGAGGCACCTACGAATCTTTATTCTTATCGTCCAAGACGAAATAATGCGAGTTGAATAAATACTTCTAATAGCTTCAATTTTTATTTGTGGACAATAGTTGCAGTACAAATAAATGACAAATCCATCAAATTTAATTAATGTAAGAGTTGGACAGCAAAATGCAGTTAAAGTTTTAACATCTGCTGGTGGACCTATTGGACCTACTGGGGTACAAGGTACTAGAGGAACCCAAGGACTTCAGGGAACTCAAGGATTAACAGGATCTACTGGCGGAAATGCTGGAAGAATATTTTATTTTGCTAAACAATCATCTGATATTAATGGATATTATAAAGCATTAGAATCCCCATCAACATCTGGACTTTCTAGTACTACCGTACAATTAACTCAAGTTGGTGTTCCAGTATTAATCGATAAATTTGTTACTGAGCCAAATTCTCCTGGAGTTCTGTCTATTCCAGTGGGAGAGAATGTAATAACTATTCACACTAAAGTAAATCGTTCTTTAAGCATATTGAGTGTGCAATACAATTGTATTATATTAAAATGCAATTCTGATGGAACTGGTATTACTACAATTACAAGTTCTTTATCTGAACAATTTAGTAGTACAAATTTGCAGGAATTTATTTGGAATGTTACTACTCAAAATGCCGTAACAGTAAATATTACGGATAGAATAATATTTGAACTTTACGTTATTGGAACTGATACTGGTAGTATAGAAGTTGACTATGAAGATCAAGTACAAGGTTTTATAAGAACATCAATTAGTGCTGGTGCTATAGGACCCCAAGGAGTTCAAGGAGTTCAAGGACAACTAAATAATTTTCAAGGTACTAATGGAGCCCAAGGACTCCAAGGAACTCAAGGACTTCAGGGATTGCAAGGAGTTCAGGGTAAACTAGGTTCTCAGGGTTCTCAAGGAACTCAAGGTGTTCAGAATGCTCAAGGACTTCAGGGTACTCAAAGTGCTCAAGGACTTCAAGGTGTTCAAGGAACTCAAGGTGTTCAGAATGCTCAAGGACTTCAGGGTACTCAAAGTGCTCAAGGACTTCAGGGTTCACAAGGAACTCAAAACGCTCAAGGACTTCAGGGAACTCAAGGTACACAAGGACTTCAAGGTGTTCAAGGTTCTGGGTATCAAGGAACTCAAGGCGTTCAAAATGCTCAAGGACTTCAAGGAACTCAAGGTTTAACAGGACCTGTTGCTGGTTCTAATGCACAAGTATTGTTTAATAATAATAATGTTTCTGCTGGTGCTACTAATTTTGTTTATGACGCAACTAATGTGAGAGTTGGTATAGGAACCACAACTCCAACAACAAAACTTGCAGTTGTTGGTGATGGATACTTTACTGGTGTGGTTACTGCAACCTCATTCTCTGGTTCTGGTGCAAATCTAACCGGAATCAATGCAGGAGTTGGAATTGCAACTGCTGGAGGAACGGTAGGAACTGGAGCAACTATTTTAGATTTTAGAGGATCTGGAATTTCTACGGTTACAGTTGCTTCAGGAATTGCTACGATTAATATAACAGGAGGCACTGCTACTAGTGGAACAAACTTAGGACTTGTAGTTGCGTCTACATATAATATGTTCTTACCTTAAATAATATATAAAGGAGATTAAAATCAATGCCTGCCAATAATTCACCAATCTTTACCGGAACACCAAGAGTTTCTTCTGCAAGAGTAAGTGCTGCTACAACAGTATCTGACGGAACCGGAACTGTTGGTACAAATATATTTCTTGCTTTTACTCCAGGTGCAAATGGGAGTTATCTTCAAAGAGTAAGATTTTCACTTTCAGAATCTACAATGTCCACTGCATCTGCTGCAGCAACATTGAGAGTTGGAATTGCTGCCACAAACACTGGAACTCTTACGACAGCAAACTATTTCTTATATCAGGAGATTAATGCTGCTGCACAAACTCCAACAACAACTGTTTCATCATATCCAATTGATATTCCATTAAACTTTGCCATTCCAACGGGACAGTATCTAATGGTTTCTACAAGTGTTGCTCCTTCTGCAAACACTGCCTGGGTTGCTACAGTAATTGGTGGTGATTACTAATAATGCTTGATTTTGTACATCTTCCAAGACCTCAAAATGGTACAATAGATTATTTTTCAGGATTTACCAATACTTCTGGAACTTCTTGGGAAGTATGGAATAAACCCAAAAGTTGCACTTTCATTAGAATTTTGTGCATCGGCGCTGGCGGCGGCGGCGGTGGTGGTGGAACCAATACTGGTATCAACGCCAGATCTGGTGGAGGTGGCGGCGGATCTGGTGCTATGGCAACAGTAACAATTCCTGCTGTTTTTCTACCAGATAGATTATATGTTTCTTCTGGTCGTGGTGCGTTAGGTGGTTCGGGTTCTACTGGTGGTGGTGCTGGTAGTGCTGGTTCTACTGGAGTGACTTCATTGGTATCCATTGCTCCATCAAATACCAACATTTATATTGTTTGTTATGCCACTGGCGGAACTGGTGGTGGAGGAGGAACAGCAGCGGGTGGAGCTGGCACTGGAGGTAGTGGAGGAACTGCAGTATTAACTGCAGCATTTCAAAGTTTTCAGGGGCATTTTAATGGTATAGCAGGACAAATCGGCGCAGGTGGTGGCACTACAGGTACTTCAATTGCTTATCCAACAACAGGACTTTTACTTTCTGGAGGTGCCGGTGGTGGAGGGTATTCTGGTTCTGCGGGAAGTGGTGGAGGTATAACTGCTCCAGCATCTCAAACGACTGTTTATAATTTATTTCAAACAATCACTGGCGGCGGTGCTGGTGTGGATGGCAAAATTGGAGTGGAACTTTACCAACCTTTAATGTCTTCTGGTGGTTCTGGAGGAGGTGGTGCTCTTGGCGGTATCGGTGGTAACGGAGCTGATGGTGGATTTGGTTCTGGTGGTGGTGCCGGAGCTGGTGGTGGTAATGGTGGTGATGGTGGTAGGGGTGGTAATGGTTTAGTAGTTATTCATACGTGGTAAAGAAAAATGATTGATCTTTTACATCTCCCAAAACAACAAAACGGTACAATAGATTATTTCCCAGGATTTTCTAATACTGATGGAGGTTCTTGGGAGATTTGGAATAAACCAAGAGGTATAAGTTTTATTAAAATTATTACCATTAGCGGTGGCGAGGGTGGTCAAGGTGGTGGCACAGGAATTGGTGGTGCAGGTCCTGGTGGAAATTCGGGTTCAGTTACTACCGTAATGATGCCTGCAATTTTCCTTCCAGATAGATTGTATGTTTCTTCTGGTGTTGGTGGTTTTGCGGGCAATGGTGGAAGTAGCAGCACAGGGTTTCCTGGAGGATCTGGTGTTGCTTCTTATGTTTCTATTGCTCAAAGTACAGCAGCAATTTATGTTGTTTGTTATAGTAATGGATCCGGTACTTTAACTGCGGCAACAATCGCAAATGCCTTACAAGCTGGACAGGGAAATTTTACTGCACTTGCCGGACAAGCTGGTGCTACCGCAGGGGGCAATATTACTTATCCAACTACAGGACTTTTACTTTCAGGAGGTGCGGGTGGGCGTCCAAATGCTGGTACTCCAGGAGTAATAACTGCTCCAGCATCACAAACTTCCACATATAATATTTTTCAAACTTTAAGTGCAGGTGCTAATGGAATAGAAAATTTTCAATTACTTCTTTCTACTGGAGGTGCTGGTGGCGGCAATGCTGCTAAAGGTGGTAATGCTGGGTTTGGTTCTGGTGGTGGAGGTGGTGGTTATAATGTTAGTGGCACAGGTGGTGATGGTGGAAAGGGTGGTAATGGTTTAGTCATAATCAGTTGCTGGTAAAAAACAATGTTAGATTACTTACATCTTCAAAAACAACAAACGGGAAATATAGATTACTTTCCAGGTTTTTCAGACACTAATGGTGGATCTTGGGTTGTATGGGAAAAGCCGATGGGCATTCAGATGATCCGCATTACTTGTATTGCTGGCGGCGGCGGCGGTGGAAGCGGTTTCAGTAGCAATACTACGACTAACAGAGGTGGCGGAGGTGGAGGTGGAAGTTCTGCAATCTCTATTGTTACTATTCCTGCTTACGTTCTTCCAGATTTATTGTACATTTCTTCTGGTGTTGGTGGCAACGGAGGTGCTGCAAACCCTGCTACTGCAAACCTTGGAAGTGACGGTATTCGTTCTTATGTTTGCATCGCACAAGATACTGGTGTGATTTATCGTGTTTGTTATGCTGATAGTGGAAAAGCAGGAACTACAGCACCAGATGCGGTTCCAACTGGTGGTACGGGAGGTGCCGCTGGAACTGTGGCAACAGTTGCTGATATGTTATTAGCATCTTACGGGATAAGCAATTTTATTGCAGGGCAAACTGGTGCTGCTGGTGGTTCTACTACTACTGGAAGTAGCATTACTTATCCAACCACAGGACTTTTACTTTCAGGTGGTCCTGGCGGTGCAGGAGATGCTTCAAACCTTGGCGGTGCAATTACTGCTCCAACTCAAACCATATATAATATTTTTCCAAGTATTTTTGCGGGATCAGCCTCAGGCGCTGCTGGAAATCTAGGAAGAGAGATTTATCAACCACTTCTTTCAACTGGCGGCGCTGGTGGTTCCTCTGCTTCTGGAACAGGTGCTGGTGGCAATGGAGGTGCAGGTGGATTTGGTTCTGGAGGAGGTGGCGGAGCTGCTGGCGGCGACAATGCTGCTGGTGGAGGTGGAAATGGTGGTAATGGTTTGATTATCATTCATTCTTGGTAACATTGACTTTACTTTGAAAATGTGATAAACTTTTAAATAAACTATATTGACTTTATGAGTAATTTTGTTAAACTTGCTCTTGAAAATGGTGGAAGTATTCACCCACTGATTATCCCAGCATCAGATTTAAAAGGACCGGCAATTACAAATCCATCAATATACAATGATGGTGGTAGGATTCTTGTAAATCTCCGCAATATTAACTACACCTTATACCACTCAGAAAAAAAGAAGTTTGAGCATCATTGGGGTCCATTAGTTTATATTCATCCTGAAAATGATCTTCGTCTTCGCACATGGAATTATATGTGTGAAATGGATGAAAATATGAGAATCAAATGGCATCATCGCATTGATACTTCAAAACATCCAGATAAAGAACTTTGGGAATTTGTTGGATTGGAAGATGCTCGTATTGTTCGTTGGAATGGTAAGCTTTATACTTGTGGTGTTAGGAGAGATCTTGATACCATTGGTACAGGAAGAATGGAACTTTGTGAAATTGAAATTACTGAAAGTGGTGTTAAAGAACTTAGTCAACATAGAATTCCAACTCCAGGAGCAAATGATTCTTATTGTGAAAAGAATTGGATGCCTGTGATTGATATGCCGTTTCACTTTGTTAAATGGACTAATGGAACAGAGCTAGTAAAATATGATATGGAGAAAAATACTTGTGAACAAGTAATCGTTCGTGATTGGAAAGAATTGGGATGTGCAGATTTAAGAGGAGGATCTCAAGTTATACCTTTGGATGAAAATCGTAGATTCTGTTTGAATCATGAAACTTTCCTATTCCAAAGTCCTGCTGGAAGAAAGGATGGAAAGTATCGTCATCGTTTTGTTGTATGGGATGAGAATTGGAATATCATAAAAACATCCAAGCGGTTTTCCTTCTTAGAAGGAGGAGTAGAATTTGCCGTTGGTATGTGTGAATACCAAAATGATTATTTGATTACTTTTGGATTTCAAGATAATGCTGCTTATTTGGTTAGAGTTTCAAAAGAATTTTTAACTGATTATATTTTTAACTAGGAGTTTATAAATGAGTGTCTCTCTTATCTGTTCATGCAAAAATCGACATGATGCACTTTTTGTATCATTATCTTCTTGGATTCTTTACGATCAAGTAAAGGAAATTATTATTGTGGATTGGAGTTCTGATCAATCAATTAATTATTTGACTCAACTTCATAAAAAGATAAAAGTCATATCCGTAAAAAATCAAAAATATTTTAATCAACCACAACCACTGAATCTTGCTGCTAAGATTGCACAAGAAGAATACCTGTTGAAAATGGATACGGATTATATTCTAAATCCATATTTTAGTTTCTTTGATAATTATACAGTTGATGATAAATCTTTTCTCTGCGGACAAAATTCTTATGATAATCCAGAAATTGCAAATAGTCCTTACTTCAAATATCTAAGAGGTATTCTTTATATTACTAGAGATAACTTTTTAAAAGTTGGTGGATATAATGAAAACTTCAATAAGTATTATGCGTATGAAGATGATGAAATTGTGAGAAGATTAGAACTCTTTGGTTTGGAAAAGAAGATGATTAATTATAATCATACTGCAATTCACATTCCACATTCTGATAAAAGTAGGGTTCAGAACTTTGAGGCATATGAAACAAATAAAGAATGGGAAAATCAAATTCGAGAAAATTTATCTCAGCATATGTCTGGAACTGAATTAGAATGGCAGGTTGATTATGTTCTCGCACAAACTCATATTGAACAAGGAAAATACATTACTGATGGAATGGATAATTACTATGCAACCCCAGTAATTTCTTGGAAAATTGATCAAATAGATAATCAAACTTATATCGCTGAAAAAATTGTATGAATATATCATTAATTTGTGCTTGTAAGAATCGTTATGATTCTTTGATTGTTTCTCTAAATTCTTGGCTAAGATTCAAAGAAATTAAGGAAATTATTATTGTTGATTGGACTTCGGATGAAACATTTGAAAATATAGTATCATTAGATTCCCGAATTAAAATTATTCGTGTAGAGAATAAAAAACATTTTAATCTTTCTCAACCATTAAATCTTGCTGCGTATCAAGCAACTGGAGATTATATCTTTAAGGTTGATACTGATTATCTTCTAAATCCTTATTCTAACTTTTTTGGTGCATACCCTGTTGATCAAAATTCATTTGTTTCTGGTAACTGCGAAATTAGAACAACAGATACACTGGATCAGAATGGGAGCTTCATGTTTGAATTCAATCGTGAAGATTTAGATCTCCCTAAACTTGCCGAGTATGTAAATTCTTACAATCATTTCTTCAAATTTCTCAAGGGACTTTTGTATGTCTCAAGAGAAAATTTTATGAAAGTTGGTGGGTATAATGAAGATATCACAAGTTATGGGTGGGAAGATACTGATATGGTATCTCGCTTAGAACTTTTGAATCTGAAACATAAGAAGATCTCTCATGATTATAGTATCATTCATCTTCCCCATTCGGATAGGAAGAGGTTTGAAAATTCCGAAAAATACAGTGAAGAACTTGAAAATCAAGTAAAGGAATATCTTTCTCAGCAGTATCAGGGAGAAGAATTGCAGTGGCAAACTGATTATGTAATTACAACCAATTTCATTAATGATAATAAGGTTCCTGATATTTCTTCTCATTACATACAACCAAAAACAAAATGGGATGTTCAAGAAACTTCGGAAAGATATTATCTTGCTACTCAAATAGATGGTAATAAGCTTGAAGGATTCCCTTCTGTTTATTATTTGAGTTTAGAGGAATGTGAAGATCGTAGAGCACATCTTGAAGAACAGTTTGCAAAATATAATATTCAGAAATTCACGCCAATCATTTCAAAAAGATTTGCACAATCTGATGATGTTATTACTGGTAAGTGTGTTTATCAATTGAATGATGGTACAAAAGGGTGTGCAGTTTCTCATCTTAAAGCAATTAAAAAGTGGTATAATGATACTGATGAAGAGTATGCATTTTTCTGCGAAGATGATCTAAGTTTTGAAACTGTAGATGATTGGGATTTTACTTGGAAGGAATTTATGAAGTCCCTTCCAGATGACTGGGAATGCGTACAACTGCTTTATTTGAAGACGGATGGTAATGTGACTTCATTGAAGTTGAGGGGGCATGAATGGGATGACTGGGCAGTTACAGCTTATCTTACAAAAAGATCTTATGCTAAAAAATTAATTGAATCTTATTGCATTGGCGATACTTACCATTTAGAATTAAGTAATCCTGATATGATGCCATTAGTAGAAAATTTAATCTATGATATGGGTAAGACGTATTCAGTCCCATTATTCGTTGAAAATATTATTCTTGATACAACCTTTTCACAGGACAATGAGCATAATGCAGATTTACATAGTCAAACACATAAAGGTTCCAGAGATAGTACAGTTAAATTGTGGAAAAACAAAACGATGAAAAAATCTAAAAAAATTGTAGATTACTTCCCATTCTTTGCTCCAACAGGTAGGGAAATGTTGGAGCTTAGGATCAATATGCTTCAGGATTATGTGGATGAATTTGTAATTTGTGAATCAAATAAAACTCAAAGTGGAATTCCTATTGAGTATGAACTTGAAAAAATTATTGAAGAACTTAATATTCCTTCAGAAAAAATTAAAATTATTCACCTAGAAATTCCAGATGATGAAGATCTGGATATTCAGGAAATTGATCATCACAATTGTTATGATGGTAATAGCTCCAACTTGAATTCACTTCGTGCAAGAGTTCGTGAGAGAATGCAGAAAGATGCATTGCTTTCAGTATTAGATGATTATGGTGACGACACAGTTTTCATTCATAGTGATATTGATGAAATTGTAAAACCCGATTGTATCAATTATATTGCTTCAGTTGTTCGCCAAAACTTGGATATTGCAATTCGTATTCCTCTAGTTCATCTAGAAGGAAGAGCAGATCTAAGAGTTTATATCAAAGATGCTGATCATCCAAAGGAATGGAATGGTATGTTCTTTGGTACGAAACAGCATCTTAAAAAGGCAACCCCAACACAAATTAGATCAAATGTTTTCAATCCATTTCCAATTAGTTTCTTAACTGAAAATGGAGTTATGCTTAACGATTTGGGATGGCATTTTTCTTGGATGGGATCTCCAGAAACTAGAAAAGTCAAGTGTAAAGCATTTACTCATTATGATGATAAGTTTGAATATCTTTCAACATCAAAGTATGGGAATGAGGATACTGAAGAGTTTCAAGAATCACTTACATTAAAGGTTGGATCCATTTCTCCTTCTGGGGATAAGAATACAGTTTTAAAGAAGTATGATACCGATAAACTTCCAAGAGAAGTATATGAATTGTCTAGAGTGAAGAGCTTCCTTCTTCCTGAAATTGAAGAAGATAAAAAGTCCAAAAAATCTTTTATTGTAAAGGCTCTTCCTTTTAAGAAAAAATCTAAAGAAGGAAAGTCCGAGATTGAAAATCTTATGTCTGATTTTTCTATGGATACTGAAAATCCAGAATCAAATTTTTCTTTAGGAATTTGGTATGAAAATCAAGGACATACTGCTCCAGCACTTTCTTATTATTTGAGATGTGCAGAAAGATCTGAGGATAAAGATCTCACCTACGAAGCACTTATTCGGGGTTCATTCTGTTATGATAAACAAGGAACACGAGATGATAGTACTCGTTCACTTATTCAGCAGGCATTTTGTTTTAACATGGAAAGACCTGAAGCATATTTTCTATTAAGTCATTTTGCAGAAAAGCATGAGTGGTGGAGAGATTGTTATATTTTTGCTGAACAAGGATTGAATTATGCAAATTTTGATCTTAAACCACTTCGCACAGATGTTGGATATCCTGGTAGGTTTGGATTGCTGTTTGAAAAAGCAATCTCTGGTTGGTGGTGGGGAAAAGCTGAAGAATCTAAAAATATACTTTTAGATTTAAAAGAAAATTATGAACTACCAGAAAATTATCTCAACTCTGTAAATGATAATTTAAAAAAAATGAACTGATACCCCTTGACAGATCTCAAAAGATGCCCTATAATATGAATGTCTTGAGAGATCTTTGTAACTTTGAGATTCCAAGACCCTTTCCGGTGGTGCGGAAAGGTGAGTTGGTGGTATATGAAGGGGAGATTTTTCTCCCCTTTTTTCTTTTATAAATTATATTAAACAATTAGTAAACTATGAATTTTACAATTTATTCAAAAAATGATTGTCCATATTGCTACAAAGTAAAGCAGGTATTGGAGTTGACTGGAAGTAGCTTTGTGGTGTATAATTTAGGAACAGATTTTACCCGAGAAGAATTTATTTCAGAATTTGGTGAAGGTTCTACTTTTCCTCAAGTTCTTTGTGACGACAAAAAATTGGGTGGCTGTGTAGATACAATTAACTTTCTAAAAGAAAAACAAATTGCAGGATAATAACCTAAATAATAGTAGCAACCATGGGGTGAACCGTGGTTTTGAATTAATGCTACATGGAGGAAAACGAAAGCAACCCAATGCAATATACACAGTATATCAAAAGGTGCTCTGCTTTCTTAAAAGGGAAGTAACCATCTACTTTGAATTTTCTTTAGATATAAAGAGAAAGTAGTTTCCCAGGAGTAAACAAATGTTAGCAACAAGTCTAGTATTAGGTTCATTTCTAACCGTTTTATTTTTTATAATCGGAATAGTTATTGGATGGGTTGCTAGAGAATACATGATGAATTATAAAGAAATTGCCCAGGGGCATCAATATCATCCTGAGTTTTATGATTCAGATGGAAGATTCATTGATCAAGAGATTGTTTCAGTTCGTTTTGATCCAGTTAATTTTTTAGATGAAGACTTTGAGGATGATGAAGACGAAGATTAAAACTTACTATAGGTTGATTAAATTTTATGACTATTGCAGAAAAAACGGCTCCAACAAAGCCAAAGACTACAAGAGCTAGAACAAAAAAGGTTGTTGAGACACCAATTTCATTAGATTTACCTGCAAATCCTTTTGCCTTTGAAGTATTTGATTTGGTTTCCCGAGTCAAAACAAACGATAAAAAGGTTGAAGTTCTTCAAAAGTATGAACATCCTTCTTTGAAGGCAATCTTTATTTGGAATTTTGATGATAGTATTATCTCTGTTCTTCCCGAAGGTGCAGTTCCATATTCTGGATATGCTGAACAAAATACTTATAATGGTTCTCTTTCTGATAAGATTACTGAAGAAATTCGTAAAATGCATGAAACTGATTCATTTTCAATGGGAAGTGCCGAAGCTGCTAAAGCAGGACACACATCAATTCGTAGGGAATACAAGCACTTCTATCATTTTCTGAAAGGTGGAAATGATACTTTGAATTCTATTCGTAGAGAAAGTATGTTTATTAATATTCTAGAAGGACTTCATCCCCTAGAAGCTGAGATTGTTTGCTTGACTAAAGATAAGCAATTGGAAACAAAATATAAAATTAGTAAGGAAGTTGTCTCTCAAGCATATCCTGATATTACTTGGGGCAATAGAAATTAATTATACTTGATGAGAATTATAAAATGAGTAAAAATATCACAGAAGAACAGATGTCCTCAGAAAAGGAAAAGGCATCAGATAAAGTACCAAGTTCAGATATCTGGACATCAGAAGAAAAAGATTCTGTTAAAAGTCTTTATGGATGTGAAATCTTAAAGCAAAACTGCTCTCTACAAGAGGCAAAAACAAAAGAGGCTCCAAAGGATGCTTATATTGTTTCCTATTGGGTAAATGGAAAACTTTGTCATGATTTAACCAGAAGTGGTGGAAAAATGGTTCGTATTTTTGATATGTACTATGATAAATTTGGTAATAATATTAAATCAATTGTTTGGGGTAATGGTACCATAAGTCCTAAACTCTGGGGATATGAACCACCTAAGCCAAAGAAAAGAAAATGAAACAAGGATTTAGTGTAAATTTAGATCAAAGAAAATTGGGTAAGGCAGGTGTCCTTATTGACGATAATGAACTTGATAAACTTATGAAAAAATATAAGAATATCAAAAAGTATATGAAGTCACCCTTATATCAAGTTAAAGTAATGGATGGGACAGAAAAGCTTGTAAGTAATCTAATCAAGGAAAATGAACAAGATCCAATTTGATACTGTTTTTATTTCTGATGTTCATTTAGGAACTGATAGGTGTAATACTGAAAAGTTTCTCAAATTTATTAAAAATTTGAAAACTAAAAAACTTGTGATGGTGGGAGACATCATCGACATCTATTGTATGGAGAAATACAATACCAGATGGAAGCGTGAGCATACTGAATGTGTTCATGCACTTTTGGATTTGTGTAAGAAAGGCACGGAAGTTGTTTATATTCTTGGTAATCACGAAGGAGCACTGCGAAGGTATTGCACCTTTGAGCACAAGAACTTTATAATGTGCGATGAGTATGTTCATAAGGATAATCGAGGTAATAAGTATCTCTGCACTCACGGAGATAGACACTCCGAATATTCTTCTGGTTCTTGGAAGCAACTAATGTTTAATTGGGGTTATGAGTTTATCACACCCTTAAGTCTTTGGTTGAACCGTTTCTTTAGATTCTCTCTTGTTCATTTTCTTAAGAACAGTGTAAAGGGTAAAGGATACATTGATAAGTATGAGAATGATATTGCTGGATATTGCGTTCAGCAAGATAAGAAGTATGATGGTATCATCTGCGGGCACATTCATCACGCAAACATTCGTCAGTTTGGTAAGATGACTTATATGTGCTGTGGAGATTTCGTTGATACGTGCTCTGCGATTACAGAAAAGAATGGTGTTTATTGTTTGGAAAAGTACTAAACTGTATCATTTGTTACAGAATTAATTGACTAAATAATCGAACGTTCATTTGCTATTTGCGAATAGCAAACGGAAGTAGGGATACCGAAGGAACGCACCAATACCCACAAAGTAAAGGAGCAATCTAATGGCACTCATTTTAATTAAAGAAAAAATCCTCAAAGAAAGACGCCTTAAAGAAGCACAACTTCATATGGCAATGCGATGATATTAAGGGGAGGGCTTGACGCTCTCCCCTTTTTTGTGTAAAATAGTAAAAACATCATAGAGGTATGAACAAAGACAAATTAAAATTAATTGTTCGTAATTTGGAACTTCTTGTGGATAGTCTGAAGGAAGAAATTTATTCAGATCCAAAGGCATATAACTATGATGATATTTCTCCATATGTTGGAGATTATGACGAAGTATTTGAAGATGATTAATCGGAGAACGAAAAATGGTTTATGAAAATTTAACTGCATATGAAAGAGCACTTGCTCGTTTTGGTGATTCTTGTGCCCTTATAGCAGGAATGGAAATCACTGGAAAAATCACACCAGAACAAGCATATCAAGAAATTAAACTCACTTACAAGGAACTCAAAAAACTCCGTAAAGTTGAAAAGGATGAATGGGAAGAAGTATGAAACCAATTAAAGCAAAAGATCTTTTAGAACTAGATAACAATATGAAAGTTGTGATGCTTCGGCAGACACAACTTCCACAGACACTCATTTACCAAGCAGGAAAAAATGATTACTCTGAGGAACCCATTCATACGAAACTCACTCCGAATGAAACGGAATGTGGAAAATGGGTTATTGAGCAGCTACTTGCAAACGAACGTGGACACTGGGGTCCATTGGAGCATCCTGCGATTTCTTTGGATTGTGTTGGGTTTGTTCATAATGTAATGGTTCAGGCACGAACTCATCGTGTTGGAGTATCATTTGATGTTCAATCTCAGCGTTATACTGGACGCCGTGTGCTCAAAGTTGCTAAGGGTGATCTGAAACCCGAAGAGGTTTATTATGTGCGTCCTCCTGGACTCTACCTTGATCGTAAAGGGCACAAATACGAGTGGACACAGGAAGACTACGAAAGACAGCTAAAGTTCTGTCTAGCGGCTTCTGAGCGGTACACAGAGGCATTTGAGAAGCGTGGTATGGCTGAGGAGCATCTGCGTGATTATCTTCCTCAGAACATTCGTCAGAACTTTGTAGTTTCTTTCTCACTTCGTGCTGCACTTCACTTCCTGGATCTTAGAGCAAAGCTTGATGCCCAGGTAGAAATTCAGGCACTTTGTGAAGGCATGGTTCCTGTAATCAAAGCATGGGTTCCAGAAGTTTTTCATTATTATGAAGAGAAGAGACTTCATCGAGCACGTTTGAGTCCATAAATATTTTTGTAAATTATTATAAACAATGGCAATTTATCCTCTTATTCATAAAGAAACTGGTGAGACTAAAGTGATTGAAATGAGTGTTCACGATATCACACAATGGTATCAGGACAATCCCGAATGGAAACGAGATTGGAGCCAAGGATCCGCAAGTCCAGGAGAAGTTGGTGAGTGGAAAGATAAACTCATCTCCAAAAATCCTGGATGGAACGATGTATTGGGTCGTGCTCAAAAAATGCCCGGTTCAAGAGTAAAAAAAATCTAACACAAAATAACAATGTCAAGAAGAAGAAGAGCTTCTCAGGAAAACCAATCAATTGGTATTGGCATCACAGCCAAACAAATGAAAAGAAAAAAACCAATTAGTGCAGATTATCTTGTTGATATTGAACCTTTAACTGACAACCAAAAAAAACTATTTGATGCTTACTCTCTGGGTAAGCATCTTGTTGCATATGGATGTGCTGGTACTGGTAAGACATTCATCACACTTTATAATGCAATTCGTGAGGTTCTAAACGAACAAACTCCAGTAGAAAAGGTTTACATTGTTCGCTCTCTTGTAGCAACCAGAGAAATTGGTTTTCTTCCTGGTAGTCATGATGATAAAGCAGATATTTACCAAATTCCTTATAAGAATATGGTAAAGTACATGTTCCAGATGCCATCAGATGCTGACTTTGAGATGCTTTATGGAAATCTTAAGTCGCAAGAAACCATTAAATTCTGGAGCACTTCATTTCTTCGTGGAACCACTCTTGATAATGCTGTAATTATTGTAGACGAATTCCAGAATTTGACATTTCACGAATTAGATAGTATAATGACTCGTGTAGGTGAAAACAGTAAGATCATGTTCTGTGGGGATGCAACTCAATCAGACTTACAGAAAGCAAATGATCGTAGTGGAATCCTTGAATTTATGAAAATTCTTAAGTCTATGCCATCCTTTGATACGGTTGAGTTTAGTGTAAACGATATTGTTCGTTCTGGAATTGTCAAAGAGTACATCTTAGCAAAAATTGAAGCAGGTTTTTAATGTTTAATCATGTTGAATTGAACCTTCCTCAACTTGAGAGGGAGACTATAGATGGTGTTCGTTATTATAAAGTTCCTAATAATGAAGAACTTCTGAGGCTGGTTTCTATTACGTCAGTAACCAGCCATAAGAATCGTGATTTTTTTGCAAAATGGAGAAAAAAAGTTGGAGAAGAGGAGGCAAACAAAATCACGAGGCAGGCAACCAGTCGTGGAACTGATACTCATACTCTTACAGAATTCTATCTCAAAAATCTTGATTGCACTTCTGATGTTCTTCCAATTTCAGAAATACTATTTCAAATATCAAAGCCAGAACTGAATAAGATAAATAATATTCATGCTCTGGAAAGTTCCCTATATAGTAAACAACTTGGCATTGCCGGAACTGTAGATTGTATTGCCGAGTATGATGGTGAACTAGCCATCATTGACTTTAAGACTTCTAAAAAACCAAAACCAAAAGCTTGGATTGAACATTATTTTGTTCAATGTGCTGCTTATGCGTGTATGCTATTTGAATTAACAGGTATTCCTGTTAAAAAATTTGTTATCATTATGTCTTGTGAAAATGGAGAATGTGTTGTTTATGAAGAATACGACAAATCAAAGTACATCAAACTTCTCACCGAATATATTAGAGAGTTTGTTAGAGATAAACTTAACTCATATGGAAAAGGATAAAGAATTAGAACAAGTTATAGAAAGTAAATTTCTTACTCCAGCAAAGTTTTCTCTAGAAATAGAAAAAATTGTTTGTGAAGAGAAGATGAATTACATTGATGCAATTTGTCACTATTGCGAAATCAATAAAATTGAGGTAGACTCAGTTACGAAACTTGTTTCAAAACCACTTAAAGAACGATTAAAGTGTGACGCAACCCGTCTCAACTTTATGAAAAGAACTTCTCGTGCAAAACTTCCTTTATGAGCCCGTTTGATACTTATCAAAAATATCTTTCAATGAAAAGTCATTTTACGAACAGTAAATATGACTTTTTTAAATATGGAGGTAAATCCAGAGCTACAGTCACTTCATTTAACAAACGCAAAGATAAGTATTTCTTTGAAAGACTTTCTAGGAAAAAGCAAGATAAAGAAATTATAGATTTTTTTCTATCAAACTTTATTGCAACAGATTATCCTAGCAATCTTTGGATTGGTGAAATGATTAGATCTGGTGAAGACAACTATCAAGAATGGAAGAAAAGGCAGCAGAGTTTGTCTTATATCTTCAAGGAACAATCTCAAGAAATGTTGTCTGAAGCCAAACTAAATGAAGTTCTTGATGCTTCAAAGCAACATCCACCAATTTTAAAAAAATTCCTGAGCGGGAAGATTTGTATAGAAACCCTAGTCATTTGGGATAAGATTTTCCTGTTCGGGAACAATTTTGATAAGAAACTTTTGGATCCCGTATGGGAAATTGTAAGTTTAAAGGTGAAAAAATATTCACCATTTATAAATATTGACATGGTTCAGTTTAAGAAAATCTTGAAGGATATTATAAATGAGTAACTTTTTTGACTCAGAATTAATTCAAGAAGAACTTCAGGAGATTAATTATCTTCAGGAACAAATTTATTACACCGTAATGGATTTTGGAGTTTCATCTCGTGAAGAAAAACTGGAACATATTGAAAAATTAAAAATACTGCTTGATAAACAAAAGATCATGTACACTCGTCTTTGTCTGACGGACGATCCTGATGCAAGAGAGTTAAAGAAACGTATTCAGGATTCCATTGTTCTAATGGGATTTTCTCCTGATACGGACATGAATTCTTTTTTTGAGAGTGTGAGCAAAACGATTGACTCCCTCAAAGACAATATTGACTATTGAGGAAATTTTTGCTATAATATCCAAGTAAATCCAACAAATCCAATTTACCCAAAAAATCCAAATGTCTTTTTCCGATCTTAAGAAACAATCTTCTCTTGGTAGCCTAACCGCAAAGCTAGTCAAGGAAGTTGAAAAAATGAATACTAATAGTGGTTCTTCCGATGAGCGTATCTGGAAACTTGATGTAGACAAGAGCGGCAATGGTTTTGCCGTGATTCGTTTTCTCCCTGCTCCTAATGGTGAAGATCTACCTTTTGTGAAACTATACTCCCATGCCTTCCAAGGTTCTGGTGGTTGGTATATTGAGAACTCTCTGACTACTCTGGGACAGAAGGATCCTGTTTCAGAACTCAATACCGAACTCTGGAACAACGGCACCGATGCTGGTAAAGAGATTGCTCGTAAGCAGAAGCGTAAGCTGACTTATGTGAGCAACATCTATGTTGTGAAGGATCCTGCAAATCCTGATAACGAAGGTAAAGTCTTTCTCTTCAAGTATGGTAAGAAGATCTTTGATAAGATCATGGAAGCCATGCAACCTGAGTATGAAGATGATACCCCGATTGAAGCATTTGACTTCTGGAAAGGTGCTAACTTCAAACTGAAGGCAAAGAATGTTGCTGGTTATCGTAACTATGATTCCAGTGAGTTTGCTGCTGTTGGACCTTTGCTGAATGATGATGACGCTCTGGAAGCTGTCTGGAAGAAGCAATACTCTCTTGCTGAACTGGTTGCTGCGGATCAGTTCAAGACTTATGATGAACTGAAGAAGCGTCTTGAGTATGTTCTGGGTAGCAAAGCTAGTGCTCGTCAAGATGCTGAAGTTGAGAATGAAGATGATACTCGTGGTTCCGTTCGGGATCTTGATGAAGATCTTCGCTCTGAACTCAGTAACTTGAAATCTTCTAAGCCTGCTTCGTCTTCTTCTTATGATGAAGATGAGGATTCAGACACTCTTGCATACTTTGCAAAGTTGGCTGAATAAAAAAATTGGGGGCTTACGCCCCCTTTTTTATGGCATCGTATTGCGAGTATTCTCTGTGCGAATGAGTTTACGATCTACAAACTGCGATGATTTCTTATTATTATAAGTCATGATGCTTCTCATATCATTTAGATATTGCTGTAGGTATGCATTCTTCAAAACATAAATTCCTCTCTTTGCTTCATTTTTCTTTACCTCATATTCATAATTTGTGACTCCAGCAATCGGATATATTTGCTGTGCTGCATTAAGGGGATTTTGAATTGAGAAATTTGAACTCACTATTTTCTCAGCAGGAAGTACTAATCTTCCTTGACTATCAAGAACCTGTGTAGTTTCATAATGATGTACCGCATTGATATCATTTCCATACTTATTTTCAGCATAATTATAAATCTGATAATCGGACAAAGGCCATTGATCTCTTACATGAACAATTCCGGCACTCAATAATACCACCCAATCTAAATCCGTTTTACCATAAAGTTTTTCTGCAATAGTATCAGGTCTATCACCATCTTGAATTTGATACTTGTCAAAAATTGTAAATACATTCTGCAAATCTTCACGGAGTTTTACACGACGAAATAAATTTTTTGCAAGAGTATATTGTTGAGAAGATACTCTCGTTACAAAGGGTGATTGATATTCTAAATTTGGTAGTTCTCTGAAGTAGCTCATTAGTATCCAACTCCATTGTCTAATGAGATATCATCATAATCTTCATTGTAAATTGGATTTAGTTCCTGGAATCCTATAGTCATCTGTAAATGAACTGGTGTCGCATCTTCATAAGTTGCATAGGCACCAGAAGCAGCATAATTAACCGACATATTAGTTAACGCCATCGGTTTGAAGCTATTTAAGAATGGGTGTTTTTTACTTCCTGTTCTATATTCCAGAAAGAATACTGATGGGGATGTAATAAAAATTCCACCAGCTCCTCCATTAGGACTTCCATTCTGTGCTTGATTTTTTGGAGACATTTGCTGCTTAAAAGATCTAATAATTTGCTTGACTTGTAAAGCTTCATCAGCATCTCTTGGGGCAAAATCAAAGCTAAAAGTAAAACTTCTTAAACTCACACTCTTAAAGAGCAATTCCATGTGAGGATTTAATACTTGTCCAGTAGCTCTTGAAAGTAATCCTGAAGCGGAAGTATTTCCACCTAAAGAATTGACTAAGTTAGAACTAAAATAAGATTGAACTGCTTTTTGTGCTGCACCTGTTTTAGAAGCATTTGTTAAAGCAGTAACACTACTTTTTATCGCATCATATCCTCCTTTAAGAGCATCTTCACTACCTAACACTCCAGATATTTTTGCGGCACCAAAAGCTTCTGCAGTATTTAAACTATCATCTCCCCACCCAACACTACTTTGATCACTAAGCCCTTGAGGCATGGGCAATAAAATTGTTTGGAGTACTTGTTTATTTTGATACTGTAAAGCAGAAGATGTTTCAACTTGTAACTTTTCATCAATCCCACCAAATCCTGGAGCAATATACTCAAGTATTTGAATCGACAAATAATCATCAGACTCATCAATTCTTTTTAGTGGATATCTGAGTGCTGCAGCCATTATTGTTTTCTAACTATTTAGAAGGATTTTCCCATAAGGGATTTCTCTTAAATCCTTAAGTTCTTCGGCACGAACTAAATGTAGTGATCCAACAATTTCTTCCCATGCATAATTCCTTGATTGCTTCCAATGAAAATTAACTCCACTAAATCCCCATCGGTAAACACTTGTAACTGCAACTAATGGGTGACTATCGTATTCAATATAAGGAGTTTTGGCGGTATATACAAAGGTATAAATTTTTCCTGGGCTAGGAATCATATCAGTGATTGTTAATGCCTGAAGTATTTCCATCATCAAATCATCAGGTTTTTCAAGTCCAATTAAACGATTTAGAATTGGACGAATACGATTACTCTTATCATCAGAAGGTCTTCTTTGTTGTTGCTGATACTTTGCATTATTGCGAATAGCATCAATTACTTGTGCCTTGGTAAGTTTTTGGCTAATAATACTGCTTAATGGAATTCCGTAGAGTACCGCAATCTTACGAATGTCGTCTCTATTATATTGTTCTAATGGTTTTTCAAATCCTGTAAGAGCCATTATTTAATTCCCAATTCATCTTCGGTGATTACCTTGAAGATCCACTGACGATCTTCGCAAAATTCTTTTGCTGCCTTCCACTTTGCCTGATTTTTTGCATACTCCATAACTTCGTAAATATATCCCTTTGTCTTTTTCTTTTGTGGTATTGGTTCTATTGTCTGCTTCTTTGGTTTAACTTCAATCATATATTTCTTAGTCTGTCCATTACTCTCTTTAACTTTAATATAAAAATCTGGAAAGTATCTGTGAATTCTATTGTCTAATGGGGAAAGATAAGGTAGGGCAATTTCCTCACTACCCCACTCAAGAATGTTTTGATTCAAATCACAATATTTCATGAACTTCAATTCCCACAAGGAACGATAGACGATTCCTGTAGGATCACCTTTATATTTACTTGGATTTGATGGTTTAAATTTTCCCTTATACGACATCTAAATATCTATAGAAAAAGATCCAATAATAGGTATTTAGAGTGTCTATTGCCCAACCAAGAAAAATATCTGATATTAAACCGCTATTTACTAATTTAGCGCAAACATCACATTATCAAGTTATTTTTGGCGGATTATCTCCAGATCTTCAATTTTATCTTTCTCAAAAAGGAGTTGATCCTCGCTTCATCGCAGAAAGCGTTGGACTTTTGTGCTCAAGTGCTTCATTACCAGGAAGTACTCATGATACTGCACAGATTAATGGAAACTTTAGTGGTGTGATTGAAAAGTTTGCCCATACAAGAATTTTTACTGAGATACAATTAGAATTCCTGATTGATAGTGAGTATAAAGTATTGAAATTTTTAGAGTATTGGATTGAATATATTTCTAGCGGATCTAATGTATCGCAGGCAAGGGATGGATATTTCTTTCGTATGAAATATCCATATCCAGATAAAAATGGTAGAGGCGGTGGTTATAAATGCGATCAAACCAAGATTTTGAAATTTGATCGTGATTATAAGAATGAGGTTCAATATAATTTTTATGGTATGTTCCCATTATCTCTTTCATCATTATCAGTTTCTTATGATGAATCTCAAATATTGAAGGCTAGTGCCTCATTCAATTATGAGAGATATGTTGTTGGGGATACTTCTAGCTTAGGATTGCTTGGAAATAAGAATGTACCAAATTCAGATGCAACTAATAATGCATCTGGAGCAAATGCAACTACAGCAGCACAATTGCAGAATGCTAACATCCAACAATCATTGGGCAATTTAACAACTCAACAGACAAATGCAATTACTTCACAAGCATATGCTTCAGGAGTAACTTTAAGTAACGGTAAAGTTACAACTGAAAATGCTCAGTTTGCACAATATCTGACTGGTTAATTCGCATCTAAATAAAATACCTGAATTCTATAGGACATTATGCCTTTACCAAAGATCGCCACGCCGACGTATGAGTTGGAAATTCCTTCACTAAAGAAAGAAATTAGATATAGACCCTTTCTAGTCAAGGAAGAAAAAATTCTAATTCTTGCGATGGAAAGTGAAGATAGCAAGCAGATTGGAAATGCTGTTAAAGCTGTGATTTCAAATTGTATTTTGAGCAAAGGAATTAAAGTTGATGAACTTTCTACCTTTGATATTGAATATTTGTTCTTGAATATTCGTGGAAAATCAGTAGGGGAATCCGTAGATGTTCTTGTAACATGTCCAGATGATGGAACAACTCAAGTTCCAGTAAGCATCAATCTTGATGAGATTCAAATTCAAGAAAATCCAGAACACTCAAGAGATATTAAGTTGGATGATAATCTAACAATGAGAATGAAGTATCCTTCAATGTCTGAATTTATCAAGAATAATTTTGGTGGAAAAGATAATATCAGTGTTGATGATTCATTTGATTTAATCGGTGCCTGTGTTGAACAAGTGTATAATGAAGAAGAATCTTGGAGTGCTTCTGATTTCTCAAAGAAAGAATTAAATGAGTTTATTGAGCAACTAAGTTCAAAGCAGTTCAAGGAGATTGAAAAGTTCTTTGAGACAATGCCTAAACTTTCTCATACGATTAAGATTAAGAATCCTAAAACAAATGTTGAATCTGAAGTAGTTCTGGAGGGATTAGCAGCTTTTTTCGTGTAGGTATGGCGCATGAGGATCTTGCGTCATACTATAAAACTAATTTTGCTCTGATGCAGCATCATAAATATTCATTAACAGAACTTGAAAATATGATCCCTTGGGAAAGGGAAATTTATGTTACTCTATTAAAGCAATATATTGAAGAAGAAAATCTCAAACAGCAACAGAAATCCTAATGGCGGATCAGGCGAATACAGATCTACAAGCAGCTCAAACTGGTAAGGATCCAATTACCGGATCTATTCTATCGCCTGAAACCCGTAAACTTCTTTTTAAAAGAAGTCAAATGTCCGCATCATCTTTTCTTGGAGGTGGAGGAGGATCTGCAATCGTTCCTGTGAATAGGGGAGGGGTGGATTCTCAAACCTTGGCGATTGTAAAAGCTGATCAAAGTGCAATTGAGACGTTAAAAAATCAAATTAATGCTATTATAAAAAGAGATGATGATTTCTTAGCACAAGTTGCTCAAGTATCTTCAATACAGCAGGCACAGATTAATAGCCTAACTCAAACTGTTATTGGTTTGGGTGCAGACTTTGAGGCTGTTAGAGTTTCTATTATAAATGATGCTTTATTAGAACAGCAAAAAGTACGTCAAGAAAATGAATATGAAAAGCAATTAGCGGAACAGGGTTTAAGGGAGGGTAAAGAGAAACTATTAGAACAAAAAATTCAAAATGCTCTGATGGCTCCCATCGCAGCAATTGGGAATAAAGTCAGTTCTATTTTTGATAAGTTGATGAATTTTATGTGGACTTTGCTTGGTGGGTGGCTCACCATGCAAGGATTAGATACCTTAAAGGCGCTTGCAACTGGAAATAAGAAGAAGTTAGAAGATATTAAAAATAATGTAATCAAAGCCTTAATGGTAGTTGGTGGATCATTATTATTCATTCAATTTGGACTGAGTACATTAATTGGAAGTATAACCAGACTTGCATTCAAAGCTAGTAAATTTGTTTTCTCAAATACGATTGGTAGATTGTTTACTGGATTGGTGGGTATAGGAAAACAGGCATTAGGATTAGGTGCAAAGGCAGCACCTAAAGCAGTTGCGACTGGAGCAGGAGCTGCTGGGGCTATTACTAAAGCAGGTGGAGTAGAAGCTAAAGTTGCTAGTGCTGGAGCAAGCGGCGGAAATTTGTTTACCAAATTTCTTGGTATTGGTGGAGAAGCTACTGGTGCTGTAGCAAAAGGTGCTAGTCTTGTTGCTAGAGCAGCTCCAGTTATTGGAACTGCTGTAGATGCTGGATTAGGTGTTAGTGAAGCGATGAGAGGTAATTGGACTGGGGCTGGTTTATATGCGGCTGCAGCAGGTTTAAGTTTAATTCCTGGTGCTCAAGGAGTATCTTTAGCTACAAGTCTTGGTGCTACAGCACAATCATTTACATACAATCCAGAAGAAAAAAAGGAGCAAACACCAGCAAAAACAACACCACAAAATAAAGCAATTCCCCCCAAAAAGAAGCAACAAAATACACCAGCGGCAAAGTCCTCATCTACAAACACAGCATTTATAGTATCTGGTACTGGAGAACCAGAATCAACCCCAGCAGCACAAATCGCACCACAACCAGCACAAACTCAAGGTATGCCAAAATCTACAGAGAAACTTGGGCAGCCAACAGAACCAAGTCCACAAGTTGTAATGTTAAATTCTCCCCAGGCACAAAGTTCTCAAAAACCACAGTCTTCATTAAGATCTGGTTCTGCTACGGATATTCCATTATTTCCTTCTTCAAATCCTGATAATTTCTATAGTTTGTATGCACAAGTCAATTATAATGTAATCTTGTAATATGGCTATCTCATCTCCAATTAAGGTTATTAATATTACTAAAGGATTTAATTCTCTAAGAGCTGGATTGGGGAGTGTTAAAAAATCTGCCCAAGGTATAAAATCAATTTTATTTAATAAAACAAAAGTAAAACAACAAGCTATTTCTGGTAAAAAAGTTCTTCAAAATAGAAGAAGAGAAAATAGTCTTAGAAAAGAGCAGCAAGATATTTTAGAAGCGAGTGGTATTAAACCAACAATTAGAAGAACAAGAACTGCAATTGTAGATAGTTCAAAGGGATTTCTTGGAAGAATTTTAGATTTTGTAGGAACTTTATTTGTTGGCTGGTTGCTTTATAATCTGCCTACACTTATTACGATGACGACTAATTTAATCACTAGGATTAAAACTTTATTTGGAGCACTAAGTGGATTTATTGGAAATATTTTTAATGTATTTGGTGATATTGGAAATATAATTGGTAGCGTATTATCAAATATTGCTAAATTAGATTTCTTAGATAGTGATAGAAAGGTTAGGGGTGCTTTTGGTGATTTGACTAATCATTTTGATGATATGGGTAAACAGTTTGAAGACGGAGTTAAATCATTAACTACTCCTCTTGGAAAAGGAGCTGGAGAAGAAGAAATTCCATCAACGGGTACTCCTGCTGGTGGTGGAGCAAACTTTGGAGAACCACAATATTCTGATACTGGTGCCGCTGTTGGTGGAGGTGGTGGAGGGACTGTTAGTCCACAATCAGTTTACTCTTATCTAAAACAGTTGGGAGTTTCTGATACACACGCTTTGGGTATTTTAGCAAATATTCAAGGAGAGAGTGGATTTACAATAGGTGCTAAAGAAGAAGGTAATAGCAAACAAGGTGTTGGACTATTTCAATATACTTACCCATCCAGAAAATCAGCCTTTTTGAGAGCAGTTCCTGATTATAGAACTAATTGGAAGGGGCAAATTGATTTTGCAATAAAGAGTGATCCAAATACTCCATTATATTTAAGAAAACAGTTTAGATCTCCAGAAGAAGCAGCAGATGATTGGATGAGAAACTGGGAAAATCCAGATCATGGAGTCTATACAGGAAGAAGAAAAAAACATAATGATTTCATCAAATCATTTAGATCTGGAAAAACACAAGCAACACAAGGATCATCACAACAAGCAAAATTTGGACAACCAAATTATTCCACTACTGGTTCCCCAATATCGAGAAAAGGATCTCCAGTGACAGAATACATCACTGGAGATCCAAATACTTCAATTGGTAGATTTGATAAATCTGGTCATGGTACAACAAGAAATTATCATGATCACCTTGCATTTAAAGATAAAGAAACTACATTGAAAGCTTATAATTTCTTTAAATCTAAGGGATTTAAAGTTACAGAATTTGGTGTTAGTAGTGGACACGCTAATGGATCTCTTCATTATTCTGGAAGAGCATTTGATATTCCTGGATATCAATGGGGAGGATCCGGTGCTATAGGATCAAAAGACTATCAAGGATCTGCAAAAGTTAGATCAGCACTAGCAGAATTTTTAGGAACTCCAGAAGCACAAATTTCTTCTCCAGGTTCTGCAGTAAATGTTGCGGCAATTACCCCAGAGAGAAGAGGAGCAACAGTAGCTGTGATGGATAATAGCCAACCACAACAACCTACTCCTTCTGGTGGTAGAGGTGGTGGATCAGCACCTACATTAATTCCTTCTTCTGATGGGTTAAATAGTTTCATCAAACAAAATCTACTTCTGGATCTAGCGTACACATAATGGCTGCAATTAATAAGTCCATATATGAAGAGGTTATATTAGAATCTAATGATCAACAAAGAACCGTTGATATTAAATCTGGTGTCATATCAATTGATTACTATGAAGATATCTTTTCACCCACAATTACTGCAAAAATAAGAGTTGGAAATACTGGAGATTCAATCTCTCAGGAATCTGACGGACAGAAACAATCCATTTATAATGGTTTGCCTCTGAGAGGTGGTGAAAGATTGTCTCTTAAAATTGCAGGAAACTCTGCAAAAAATCCAGGATTGGATTTTTCATCTAATCCAAAAGATTACCTTTATGTTTCAAGTATTAGTGATGTAATTTCGGAAACTCAAAGAGAAAGTTTTCTATTGCATTTAGTTTCAAGAGAAGCAATTACGAATGAAACTTCCAGGGTAGGAAGAAAATATCCAACCAGTTCTACTATTGATACTTCCGTAACTGATATTCTGAATAATTATCTGAAAGCAGAAAAAGTAGGGACAATTGATAAAACGCAAAACAAATACGGTTTTATTGGTAATCTGAGAAAACCATTTACTCTACTTGTTTGGTTAGCATCTAAGGCAGTTCCGGATGATACTTCTGGAGATGCAACTGCAGGATTTGTATTCTTTCAAACCAGAGATGGATTTCAATTCAGATCTATCGATAAATTAATTTCGTCAGTTCCTGATTCTGTTCCAACTTATACTTACACTGAAGTCAATCAATCAGGAATAGAGAGAGATAATGATTTTGTAATTTTGAATTACATCACAGAAAAAAATCAAAATCTACTTGAGAAACTTAGGCTTGGAACCTATTGTAGCTATCGTGTTTTTTATAATCCATTAGATTTTACATTTACTGATCCCAAAACAGGAACATTTACAAGTGATGATTATTCTGGTGGAGTTAAAAACTTAGGACAAGAATTAGTTCTTCCAAAGATTTCTGGAAGTGATGGAAGAGATTTAGGACATATCCCAACTAGATTTTTAAGTCAGGTATTGGACATTGGAACACTGGAGCAGGGAGTTTCTAAAGATGTAAATTCAGATCCATTTAAATATCAATCTCAAGCTTTGATGAGATATAATCTTTTGTTTACTCAAACCTTAAGTATGGTTATTCCATCAAATACAAATCTGAAAGCTGGTGATGTAATTAAATGCTTACTTCCAAAAATTTCTAGAGGAGATAAGAATGAAGTGGATCAGGATCAAAGCGGACTATATATGATAAAAGAACTTTGCCATCACTTTGATACTGATGGATCTTATACATCATTGAAGTTAATTCGTGATACTTTCGGATTACATGGAACGAATAATAAGGTATAATGCAAGAAACAATTTTAAAAAGTAATTTTCTAGGAAGAGACGGATTTCGTTGGTGGATTGGGCAAGTAGCACCAATTGAGGCACAAGGAGATCAAGCGAATGGTGGCGGCTGGGGAAATCGTTATAAAGTTCGCATCATGGGATATCATCCTTTTGATGATAATGAACTTCCAAATAAAGATCTTCCTTGGGCACAATGCTTACTTCCTACAACTTCAGGAACTGGTGCTGCTCAAGCGGCACAAACTACACAATTAAAACAGGGTGATGTTGTATTTGGATTTTACTTAGATAGTGATAATGCTCAATCTCCTGTAATCATGGGAGCATTTGGTAGAACCGATCAAGTTTTAACTGAACATTATGCAAGTCCATTTGTTCCATATACTGGAAACACCAGTAGAATGCCAAAACCAAATGGAAAAGTTGCTCCAAATCAAAATAATCAACAGAATGCAAATTCTGCAAAAACACCAAGAAGTGTTGATACTCAAACTGCAACAAAATTAAATACCGCCAATCAAAAAGAAACGGCTGGAGCGAATGCTGAGATTTCATCTAATTCAGTAATTGGACAAACTACAGTATTTGCAAACACTTGCCAAGATAATGCAATTAGTACGATTACATCTGTAATTGATAATTTATTATCAAAACTTCAGGCTGTTGGAAATAAAATTGATAAAATTAAAAATGCTATCAGCAAAGCAATTAGTAAGATCAATTCGATTGTAAGTGGAATGGTTGGACAAATGTTCAACTATCTTTATACGAAATTAACTGATATTTTAAAAAAAGGTTTGAAAGTTTTATATGCAACTGTATTTGCTCAAACTTTAGCCGCAAACGCAGGAAATCCTCTTGCTCCTGCAATTGCTCATGCTGCTGGAGTTGCCGCACAAGTTGGTATGTTGAATCCAGTCAAAATTTTAGAACAGGCAATTCCTTGTGTTGCTGGTAAAATTCTGCAAGGTCTTGAAAGTGTAATTTCAAGTTTAGTTGGATCTTTACTTAATCAAGTAGAAAATCTTACAGATTGTGCATCAAATCAATTTGTTGGTTCTTTGCTTAATAATTTGATTTCTAATATTGAATCTGGATTATCATCAGCTATTGGTGGCGTAAGTAAAATTCTTGGTGCTGGATTTAGTGTTGCTAATACTCTTCTTGGTGCTGTAAGTGCAATTCAAGGTATTGCTGGATTATTTGATTGCAATCAAAGCAGCAAGAGTAAGTGTTCTGGTATTACAACAAAATGGAAAACTGGAACTGGGGGAGCTAGTAAAACTCCAGATTTCAATAGTATTCTGAACAATATGAATGTAGCTGCATCATTAGGTTCATTGACTGATCCATCAAACTTTGATATTTTCCAAGCTTCAACTAAAAATCCAACTGCACCAGTAAGTCCATTGGGTGGTTGCTATACTGGACCACCAACAAGTTGCAGTTCTCCAACCATAAGTATTTTTGGTGGACAAGGTTCTGGAGCAGAAGCAGTTGCAATTATGGGTTCATTGGTAAATTATTCTAGTGGGTTTAATCAAACTGCAAGTATTATTGGGGCAAGTATTACAAATGGTGGTTCGGGATATAAGTTCCCACCAAATGTAGGGTTTAGTGATAATTGCAATCAGGGATATGGTGCAGTTGGTAAAGCTGTGATTAATGATGCTGGAGAAGTTACTGCAATTTTAATACTTTCTCCAGGAGAATTTTATCCAGTTGATACTCCTCAAATTGCTCCTCCATACACAGTTACAGATGTGGTTGTGGAAAATTCTGGTAAAGGATATTCTACTGGAGATACAGCATCTGATGATTTTGGAAATACTTATAATCTTACAGTTTCGGATGGACAAATCCTACGTGCTCAACCAATAAATACTGTTAATATTACTGATTTACCAACGATCACCATTAATTCAAATACTGGTGTTGAAGCAATTTTAAGACCTATTATTGGTACTGCTCCAAGTTCATCTCAAGGTCCAGTTGTAGATAGTAATCAATGTTATATTAAATAAAATGGCAGATCCATCATTCTATAATTGGGAAGGCAGAAGTGTACAAAGTTTTGGTCCTAAATTTAGGATTGATTTAGCAAATCCCCAAATGGGATTTAATGGTTCTGATGTTTATAATATCTACGCAGTATCTAACAATAATGATGTATGTTTAGCGGGATTAACCGAAGGGGGAACTTATCGCATTTATAATGATAAGGCAATTGAAATTGTTGCTGGAGATAGTAATAGTGCAACTCCTGGTGTTGATATTGTAATTACGGGAAAGAATGGTGATGTTTGTATCACGGCTGAGAGTAATGGAAGAGTGAGAATCAAGGCTCAAAATATTATGATTGAGGCGGATGAAGATATTGATATGAAGGCGGGAAGAAATATTAATTTAAATTCTGGTTCTGGAAGAGTTTTATTGAAAGGTAATAAAATAGATGCTACTGGATTGACTGGAAATTTAATACCAAAAGGACTTAGTTTTGGACTTTCAGTTTTTTCTGGAAGTTTTGTTGGTATTGATGTTTTAGAATCGGCGTTTACTGTAGTAGAAGCAGTAGTTGGGGGAGTGTAAATGGAAAATTATAATGTCTACGGAACTCCTTCAGTTTTTAATGAAAGAGCAATATTTTATAAGGGAATTACTGTTTTTACTGATGAGAATGGAAATCAGATACAGTTAAAATCAAAAACTGCCGCTGAATGGACATCTGAAAATCCAATTCTACTTGCTGGTGAAATTGGTTTAGAATCAGATACCCGCAGATTTAAATTTGGTGATGGTACTACAGATTGGATTAATCTTCCTTATGCTAGTGTTCAAGGTACACAGGGAGGGCAAGGTGTTCAAGGACTTCAAGGACTTCAGGGTACTCAAGGTGTTCAAGGACCTTTAAGTAATTTTCAAGGTACTCAAGGACTTCAGGGTTCTCAAGGTATTCAGAATGCCCAAGGTACTCAAGGACTTCAAGGAATTCAAGGAACTCAAGGTGTTCAAGGACCTTTAAGTAATTTTCAAGGTACTCAAGGCACTCAAGGAGTTCAGAATGCTCAAGGACTTCAAGGACTTCAAGGACTTCAAGGAACTCAAGGAACTCAAGGTGTTCAAGGACTTCAGGGGGTCCAAGGAACTCAAGGTGTTCAAGGACCTTTAAGTAATTTTCAAGGAACCCAAGGAGGTCAAGGAGTTCAAGGACTTCAAGGTACTCAAGGAACTCAAGGAGTTCAAGGACTTCAAGGTGATCAAGGAGTCCAAGGAGTCCAAGGTGTTCAAGGGATGCAGGGAGTCCAGGGACTCCAGGGAACCCAAGGGATGCAGGCGAATCAAGGTACTCAAGGACTTCAAGGAACTCAGGGAGTTCAAGGACCTTTAAGTAATTTCCAAGGTACTCAAGGACTTCAGGGAGTTCAGAATTCCCAAGGCACTCAAGGTACGCAGGGTGCTCAGGGTCCTCAAGGTGTTCAGGGGATGCAGGGGACTCAAGGATTAAAGGGTGAAGTTGGAGCAACTCTTTTTGTTGCTGATGATTTAACAACAACTGATCTTCGTTATCCAACTTTCTTAGATATAACTTCGGGAGTTACTTCAACTGCATATGTTTCTTCTAAAGAACTTGTTTATGTTCCTGCAACTGGAAGTTTAGGCATTGGAACGACTGCAATTACAAAGACACTTACTGTTGGTGGTGCTGTAACAGCAACAGAATATTATGGTGATGGTGTAAATCTTGTTGGAATTGTTACTCAGCTTGTTTCTGGAATTGGAATTGATTTATTTGCTTCGCAATCAGAAGGAAAAGGTGTAGTTAAAGTACAATCTTATCGTCCAGTTGGAAAAACTATTTTTGTGTCTCAAACTGGGGATGATAATAATACAGGACTTGCCGAAAATTATCCAAAGAGAACTATAAAATCTGCAGCATCAGTTGCACTTACCGGAGATACTATCAAGGTATTTCCTGGAAGTTATATTGAAAGTAATCCGATTATTTTGGCAAAGAGAGTATCAATTGAAGGAACTGAACTAAGAAATTGCATAATTACTCCATTATACCCAGATCGTGATTTATTTTATGTAAATAACTCAGTTCACATGACTAATTTGAGTTTTATTGGTCCTGATATGACGAATGGTGCTGCAGTGGTTGCACTTCAGCCATTATCTGGTGTTGCAACTGATAGATTTTTTGATGCTGCAAGAATGATTCGTATGAATCTTGATTATATTGCAAATGAAACTGTTGGATTTATTACAAGTACTCAATATCAAAGTCCGGCATTTAATATTGGAATATCTAGCATTTCTTTATGTGCTAGAGATATTAAATTAATTTGGAAATCAATTATTTTTGATATCACTAGAGGTGGTAATTCAAAATCAGTAAATGCTGGTTTATTTTATTATAATGGTGCAAATCTTCAGTATATTGTAGGAGTTTCAACAGCTACAATTGATGCCTTACAATACTCGGCTGGAATTGCCCGAGCAATTATCAACAATGTAACTTGGGGTTCTAATCCTGTAGGTAGTCCTATTTCAGTTACAAATGCAGTTTATAATAATGTGGTTGGTATAACAACAATTACTGCAGCTAGTCACGGACTTTCAAAAAATGATGCAGTTAAAATTGTTGGACTTGGATTTACTTGTCCTTCTGGACCTGGAATTGTAACTTATCCAAGTGGAAAATCTGGATATATCTTTAATGTAAAGAATGTAGTTGGAGTTAATACATTTGAAGTTATTGTTGGACAATCTACACTTCCTCATACCTATGTTTCTGGAGGAACTATTCAGAAATATACAAACTTCCAAAATAATTATACACAAATTAAGGATCTTGGTATGCAAGCAGATCCTATTACTGGATTTAATGCTGGAATTAATGGATGTGCAAATGTAGTATCGGCAATTTATTCTTGTGTTGGAGTTGTAACATCAATTATTAAAAATAGTCCTTCTATTCTAGGTGTTGGATTTAATACTACATATCCAGGAAATCTTGGTATTGGATTTACTACGACTCTTGGAGTTACAAGTGCAATTTATGATAATACCACAGGAGATACCACACTAAAAATTCCTGGATTGTCTGTTGTTCCTGGAGATTCAATTGAAATTTATGGATTAAAATTCTCTTGCAATTCTGGTGGGGGAATTTCGACGCAAACATTCCCATCAGGAGCATATGGAAATGAATTTTATGTAAATAAAATCAATAATGATGGCTCCTTTGTAATTAATACTGGAGTATCTACAATTACTCATAATTATGTGGGTAGTGGATATGCAATTAATCGTTCAATTGGAATTGCAACAGCAACGTATGATAATACTACTGGTTTAGCAGTAATTACTGCTCCTGGTGCTTATGTAAAGAATGGTAATATAGTTACATTAATCGGACTTAATTTTTCTTGTCCTTCTGGACCTGGAATTGTAACTTATCCAAGTGGAAAATTTGGATATAATTTCCCAGTCACGCAAGTAATTGGGTATGGAACTACATTTACTGTGAATGTTGGAACTTCCACACTTCCTCATACTTATGTTGGTGGTGGAGTAGTTAAACCTGTATATTCTAGAGGTGTTGGACCGATTACTCAAGGTCCTTATATTCGTAACTGTACCAATTTCATTGGTAAGAGTATTGGTATGAAAGTAGATGGGTTCAATGCAGAACCAGGAGATAAGGATGATATTGGTGTTACAGGAACAATGTCGGTTGACTCTTATACTCAATATAATCAAGGTGGCATTGGAGTTTCAATTTCGAATGGTGCCTATGCTCAGTTGGTTTCTATCTTTACTATTTGTGATGATATTGGAATTTATACAGAATCTGGCGGACAATGTGATATTACAAACTCAAATGCTTCTTTTGGTAATTATGGACTAGTATCTAATGGCGTAGGAAATCAAACTACAAAATCAATCTATCGTTACAGTGGGAATGTAGTTCAAGAGGCAGAAATAGAAACTGATACTATAATTATATCTGGCATTGGAACACAGCGTCCTTATGATGGACAAGCAATTTATTTTGATAAATTATATTACCAAATTGATACAATTCAAGTTACAAATGGTGGTGGTGGATATTCTGATACAAATCCGCCAACAGTTGTAATTGATGCCCCAACAGGTCCTAGTGGAATTACTGCAGAAGCATCGGCAAATGTTGTAAATGGACAAGTAGTTTCTATTGATGTTATTAGTAGTGGTAGTCAATATTTAACAGCACCAAATATTACATTTACAAATACATTTGGCGGTGCTGGTGCTGCCGCCACAACAATTTTATATCCACTATACTACTCAATTCAGAGTGCAACATTACCTTCTGCGGGTATTTCAACGGTCGTCTTAGTACAGAATCTAAATAATACAGTTAGTGCTGGTTCTACTGTATATTTCTCTAGATTAAGCCTTCAAATTGCAACATCCATATCCCTTGAATGGGTAGGATCTGGTACAGATATTAATAGTGCAAAACCTGCTTTAGGTGGAGTAACGATTCAGGCAAACGAAGTTGATAAACGTAATGGGGGACAAATTGTTTACACCAGCACAAATCAGGCAGGTAACTTCCAAATTGGCGATGGGGTTGTGATTAATCAACTTACTGGTACGATTTCGGGAAGAGCATTTAGCCAAAGTTTATTAAATACTGTAACTCCTTTAATTATTGCACTAACATAAAATCTCATGGCGGTAATTGCACTTAATTCATTTAAAACAATAAGAGTTGGAATTACAACTAATAACGTTGGAATTTATACTTGTCCAATTGGCGTAGCTTCTATTGTTATTTTATCTCAGGTTGTAAATGTATCGACTGGTGCTGCATCAAGTGCCTATACAGTAACTGCAACTCATTCACGTAGTAGTGAAACCCCAAGTAATTATATTTTTGCAAATTCGGTTTCAATTCCACCAAATGATAGTTTTAATTTGGTATCTGATGGAAGATTAGCACTTCAAACTGGTGATGTTATTCAAATAAGGGGAAATGTAAATGGAGTATTGAATCTTATGTTAAGTGTTCTAGAAACTGCTAAGCAGTAAACTGGAGAAGTAAATGACGAAGTATAATTCTGGAAGAGTAAAAAGATTTGATCAAACCGGAATTACTTCGGATAGATATCAATATTTGGGATTAAATCAGGCAGAGCCTGATCTGGGAGATCCTAAAGTTGGTGTAGGTTCTACTGTAGCAAATCCATATCCTGCTGGTGATCAATATGTCGTAATTGCTGTAGATGGATATGTTGGCAATCGATATTGGATTAACACTAAAAAGTTAGATGTAGGTGTTCAAGGTACTCAAGGTACACAAGGACTTCAAGGCACTCAAGGTTCTCAAGGACTTCAAGGCAATCAAGGTACTCAGGGTATTCAGAATGCCCAAGGTACTCAGGGTATGCAAAGTGCCCAGGGAACTCAAGGACTTCAGGGTTCTCAGGGCATTCAGAATGCTCAAGGTACTCAAGGAGTTCAGGGAACTCAAGGACTCCAAGGTTCTCAGGGTACTCAAAACGCCCAAGGTACTCAAGGCACTCAAGGAGTTCAAGGAACTCAAGCAGCACAAGGACTTCAGGGTTCGCAAGGTGTTCAGAATGCTCAAGGACTTCAAGGACTTCAGGGCACTCAAGGTACTCAAGGACTTCAAGGTTCTCAGGGTATTCAAAATGCTCAAGGCACTCAAGGACTTCAGGCAAATCAAGGTGTTCAAGGTTTAAGTGGACAAGGTGTCCAGGGTACTCAGGGTAATCAAGGTACTCAGGGACTTCAGGGACTTCAAGGACTTCAGGGTGTAAGTGGACAAGGTATTCAGGGTACTCAGGGTACTCAAGGTACTCAAGGACTTCAAGGACTGCAGGGTGTCCAAGGTGTAAGTGGGCAAGGTGTCCAAGGTACTCAAGGACTTCAGGGAACTCAAGGTACTCAGGGACTTCAAGGACTTCAGGGTGTAAGTGGGCAAGGTATTCAGGGTACTCAAGGATTACAAGGAACTCAGGGAATCCAAGGACTTCAGGGTTCTCAGGGTACTCAAAATGCTCAAGGTACTCAAGGACTTCAGGGACTTCAAGGTACTCAAGGTACTCAAGGTATTGGTGTTCAGGGAACTCAAGGAACTCAAGGACTTCAGGGAACCCAAGGAATTCAGGGTACTCAAGGACTTCAGGGTTCTCAGGGTACTCAAAATGCTCAAGGTACTCAAGGACTTCAAGGAACTCAAGGAACTCAGGGTACTCAAGGTACTGGTGTTCAGGGTTCTCAAGGTACTCAAGGATTGCAGGGTACTCAAGGCACTCAAGGACTTCAGGGTTCTCAGGGTACTCAGAACGCCCAAGGTACTCAAGGACTTCAAGGAACTCAAGGTTCACAAGGACTTCAAGGAACTCAGGGTACTCAAGGTACTGGTGTTCAAGGAATTCAAGGTACTCAGGGAACACAAGGACTCCAAGGTTCTCAAGGTACTCAGAATGCCCAAGGTACTCAAGGAGCACAAGGTTTACAAGGACTTCAGGGCTCACAAGGAACTCAAGGTGTCCAAGGTACTGGTACTCAAGGGTTGCAGGGCACTCAGGGAACTCAAGGACTTCAAGGTTCTCAAGGTACTCAGAACACTCAAGGTACTCAAGGACTTCAAGGAGATCAAGGTACTCAGGGTGTCCAAGGAACTCAGGGTGTCCAAGGTACTGGTATTCAAGGATTGCAGGGAACTCAAGGCTCACAAGGACTTCAAGGTTCTCAGGGTACTCAAAATGCTCAGGGTACTCAAGGACTCCAAGGTTCTCAAGGAACTCAAGGACTCCAAGGTTCTCAAGGTATTCAAGGTACAGGTACTCAAGGATTGCAGGGCACTCAGGGAACCCAAGGACTCCAAGGTTCTCAGGGTACTCAGAATGCTCAAGGACTTCAAGGTTCTCAAGGTACTCAGGGTACTCAAGGACTCCAAGGTTCTCAAGGCATTCAAGGTACTGGTATACAAGGACTTCAAGGAACGCAAGGTTCTCAAGGACTCCAAGGTTCTCAAGGTACTCAGAATGCTCAAGGTACTCAAGGACTCCAAGGTGATCAAGGAACTCAAGGACTCCAAGGTTCTCAAGGACTTCAAGGTACTGGTAGTCAGGGAATTCAGGGAACCCAAGGTACTCAAGGACTTCAAGGTTCACAAGGTATTCAAGGTACTGGTATACAAGGACTCCAGGGAACTCAAGGTTCGCAAGGACTTCAAGGAATCCAAGGTTCTCAAGGTATTCAAAATGCACAGGGTACTCAAGGACTTCAGGGGACACAAGGTTCACAAGGACTGCAAGGTTCACAAGGACTTCAAGGTACTGGTAGTCAAGGAATTCAGGGATCCCAAGGAACTCAAGGACTCCAAGGTTCACAAGGTATTCAAAATGCCCAGGGTGCTCAAGGACTCCAAGGTTCTCAAGGAACTCAAGGACTCCAAGGTTCGCAAGGAATTCAAGGTACTGGTATACAAGGACTTCAAGGAACCCAAGGAACACAAGGACTCCAAGGACTTCAGGGTGTTCAAGGAACTGGTAGTCAAGGAATTCAAGGAACACAAGGAACACAAGGACTGCAGGGAACTCAAGGTTCTCAGGGTGTTCAGAATGCTCAAGGACTTCAAGGTACTCAAAGTACTCAAGGTACTCAAGGACTTCAAGGACTGCAGGGTGTTCAAGGTTCTGGTAGTCAAGGAATTCAGGGAACTCAAGGACTTCAAGGACTTCAAGGACTTCAGGGTTCGCAAGGACTTCAAGGTACTGGTTCTCAAGGACTTCAGGGAACACAAGGGACTCAAGGACTTCAAGGTTCTCAAGGTGTACAGAATGCTCAAGGACTCCAAGGTACTCAAGGTACTCAGGGTACTCAAGCAACACAAGGACTTCAAGGTATGCAGGGTTCTGGAAGTCAAGGACTTCAAGGTACTCAAGGTACTCAAGGAACTCAAGGACTTCAGGGTTCACAAGGTGTGCAGAATGCTCAAGGACTTCAAGGTTCTCAGGGTATTCAAGCAACACAAGGACTTCAAGGTGTTCAAGGTTCTGGTACACAAGGAATTCAGGGAACTCAAGGTACTCAAGGACTTCAAGGACTTCAGGGTACTGGTAGTCAAGGACTGCAGGGAACCCAAGGCACACAAGGACTTCAAGGCACACAAGGTGCTCAAGGACTTCAAGGACTTCAAGGTATTCAAGGTATCCAAGGTTCTGGTTCTCAAGGAATTCAAGGATTGCAGGGAACTCAAGGACTGCAGGGAACTCAGGGTATTCAGGGTTCTGGTTCTCAAGGACTTCAGGGTACTCAAGGAACTCAAGGAACTCAAGGTATGCAGGGTTCTGGAAGTCAAGGACTCCAAGGTACTCAAGGTACTCAAGGACTTCAAGGT